GGCGAAGTGGCGGGCAATCTTTTGATAGTTCAGTACGGTTGTCGTAAATCCACCAGAGTCAATACTTGCACGGAAAGATGAATCTTCAAGAACTCGCTCTATCTCCTTCTCCAAGTCCACGGGTTGCTCTTCAAGGGTGTCAAGGAAGGAAAGGAAGTGTTCACAAAGAATTCTTTTGTGCCGACAAATACCAGCATTTTTGATGTCATTTACATCGTAATACGAATTTTCGCCTTCCCGGTTTTGGTCTCTCTTGCTTTCAATCTCGGCACGGATAATGTCTATCTGGCTCATAGCGAATTGATTTTGTCGATTACTTGTTGAAAGGCATTCCGCTGTCCCCAATGCTCTCCGCAAGTGTGATTGCTTTCTTCGTATCTTTTTCGGTACGCTTCGTGCCTATCCTTCGTCCACTCCAAGAGTGCGTCCTTTCGGATGTATTCCTCTATCTGCGGTGATGTAATATTCCCTCTATCGGTATATGCCATCCCAACATACTTGGTATCTTCCTTGAATGTCGAAAGATTCAATCGTTTCGGAATGCACACATAAATTTTGTCCGGTGCTTTCATAGTGAATAGATTTTTATGATAAGCGAATCAACATATCTCTTGACTTCGCCGAGGTAGATAAGGAGTCTTTCTTTGTTGTTGTCGGCCTCGGCGGTTATGATGTTCGCCACATCCTCCATAGAACCAGCATAAACTTGCCGTAGGAAATTCACTATCTCTTTCATGGCTATAACTTTTTGAGTTCTTCAATGACATTAGCAAGGATTTTCGCATTTTCTTTATAGTCATTGGCTCTCATCAAGCCTTCCGCATTAAACAACACCGCCATCTGTTCCTCGCTCGGCTTCCAATGGGGTTGAGGACGGATGGATTCAACAAACTTGTAGAGTATCGGATGGTTTTTCTGCCCAAGAATACCGAGGACTGCTTTCAAATGAAGTTCGTCCTCCTCGCTCCACTCCACGGGCTTCTGCTCTTTCTTTTCCCACTTATCTTGCTCGGAAAATGAGATGTGTGATTCTAAACCTTCATCATTTTTGCAGACGTACACAGGGTCTTTCCATAGATATATCTCTATGACAGTATGGTCAACATATCCATTACGACAAACAGTATCGCCAACACTAAACTTTGGACGAATCCTTTCTGGAATAGTAGTTGATTTCTGCTCTTTCTGCTTGTCAAAGTATGACATATCTTCAAGCGCATCCCAGAACAACTTGTAGCACTTGAACCGATGCTCTTGCTCCGCCTCGTCCTTGCTTTCGTTGATGTACTCTTGCATAAGTCCGTTAAGACGGTACACAAGTTCTTCCTTCTGCTCTTTCTGCTTTTCGAGCCAAGCACGAACCTTTTCTATCCGTACACCTTGAATTGTGTCAATGTCCTCTGGTTGGCTAAAATATTCAACCAATGCTTCCCTTATCCTCTCGTCCTCGGATTCGCGGAGTTCGGGGAGAACCCTGGCGGCATCCTCCCATGAGATTTTCCTCTCGTCTATAAGTCGGAGAAGGTCGTTTTTAAGTTGTTCGTATGTGGGAAATTTTCTTTCCCCTAAAACTTTTTCGTAGTCCATATCACTTAACAAGTTCAAATTCATAAACGAATACCCACGGGTTGCTAATGCCTGAACTTTGCTTTTCTTCGTTCTTTCCATGTCCCATAACTCATATTATAGTTTCTGTCACACCATTCCAGGTTATCAGCACAATTGTTCATCTTGTTCTCGTCCTTGTGATTTATTTCTGGTAAATTGTAAGGATTAGAAATAAAAGCATTTGCTACCAATCTATGCACCCGATGTGTTTTTCCGTTGAGCGTGACTTGCATATAACCTTTTTCGGAGACGGACTGTTTTATGAGTATTTCTTTGTCCCATTTCGTTGATTTTACTCGACCAAGGTTCGATATATGATATCCGTAAAATCCATTGATAGCAACCCATATTTCTCCGGGATAATTCAATACAACATATCGTTTCTTCCTTTCCTCACTCCGTCTCCGCATATACATCTTGTTGGATTCATTTGCTCGAATTTTATCTCTTGTTTCGATTGTCGTTCTACAATGACATTTCCTACAACTTGATGTTATTCCAAGTGGACTTCTCTTATCAATAAAGAAACCTTCTTTTGGAAACCACTTTTTACATTTGTTGCATTGATAGTATATCATACCATCAACTTCTTTTCTCGGCTTATATCTCATTACTTAATCAATTCAAATTCGTAGCAGAAACAATATGGATTGGACTCCCATGTTCCCTTGCCCGACACCTTGTCGATGAGGGCGGCGAAGGCGGCTTTTGGCGTGAAGAAAGAATCCCGTTTAAGTGCATCTATGGAAGTGTCCCAACCATAGCCGTTACCCGGCTCATATTTACCTTCTGTCTTGGTGGTGATTCCTTCCCGCAGACAATCCTCGTCGCTGATGTCCTGCAACCGCTCGACACGGACGGAGGTGATGCGGATTTGGTGGGGCATAAGGTCGGCCCGAACAAACATTTTGTTGTCATCACCGGGGCATCCATTGTCTCGGTTTGCAACAACATTTGCCCAGATAGGGATGTCATCGTAACCTTTGTGTTCATTGAGGATAGTGTTGTAGCATTGCGCCACGGCCACGACCTCGCCGACCTTGAACGGGGAACGGCGCAGAAAGAACTCTTCCTCGTATGCCCGTGTGTAAGGGATGCCACTCGGAGCAACGGCGAGAACAAAGTCGTCGTAGTCGTAATACTTCTCCAACAACTTCTCTGGCACAATTCTCCTCGTCATGGTCTTTCGACCTTCAAGCACGGCTTGCGTGAGGCTATATTTGTCCGAGAACATTATCTTCTTCATATCACTTTTCTGCTTTTGGTTTATCAATAACAAACGGCTTCCACGGAGCAGGGCCGATGCCTTCATCGTCCTCATCGAACAGGATGTAGTCGTTACCATCGCCGCCGGTGAACTCCACTTCATCTCTGGTTTCTACCTCAAGGACGAACCCGTTGAGGGAATCGGAGAACGTACACTTGGACTTGTCGAAGTAGAATTTCATATCTTGAACTCTTTTTCAATTCCGCAGAGCCGGAGGACGTGCTGGAGTTCGTGGACGCTATCAATCCTGAATGACTTGAATGATCCGAAATCCGGGTAATAGCTATTTATGGTAAGATGCGTGTGGTACTCCTTCGGGTAGTCGCACCTCCACAGTACTTCATAAATCAGGCATTCGTCCTCGTCCTCATAATCAAACTCCCATCCATCAAATCCAAGTTTCTCAAATCCATTCTTCTCAAGAATCTCCGGAGTGATGGGAATGGGAAAGATGCGGTCAAAAGTTGCCGCACCCTCAACCTTATCTCCCATAAACCAAACACCATCTTCGGCGATTGATTGAATGGTAACATTTGAGGGGATGGGTTGTCCTTCGCAGAACACCCAATCCCCAATCATAAGTTCATTTGCTTTCATCTTTACTTACCCTTATGCCGATAATCTCGGCGTTGTACTCCTTCGGTGCATCCGGCTTGTCAACCGGCTCATAGCGTTCGTAGTCGATGATTTCAGCGTCACCGCCCTCCTCGTCCTCCCTCTCAGTGACCGTGGCCGTGTTGTAGAACACGCTGTCGATGGAGTTGGAATAGTCGCCATGGCAGTCCTCGAACGAATCGAGAATCATCTGCAAGGCATCGTCAAGCGTCTCGGCGGCTACCGTGAAATGAATCTCCTGGTAGCATTCCACCTCCACATCGTAGCATCCGCTGCCTCTCCAATACGAAGGGCAGTTCACATCGAACGCGGTGTATGTCCCTTCCGCGCAGGCGTCAATGTCAAAGATTTTCATAACAGATCAAGGCTTTTGCAGACGCTGTCGTAGACGCGACGGCAGTATTTATGATCCTCGTCGGGAATACCGCCAGAGCGGTACATATAATCGTCGAGGAGTTTGCGAATTTCGGTCAGTTTGTCGCTGACCTTGTAAAGGATGGCTGTTGTTTCTGGTTTCATTTTAGTCTGCACTGATTTCTTTAGCCCAGCGGGACAGCGTCCCCTCGCAGAGGGCCTTGCCTTGTCTCGTCCCGTAGAGTGCCGGGTTCTTTTCATAAAGTTCTATCGCCTCGGCGAGGATGGCTCTCCGAGACCTGCCCTTGAGCAGTTGGTTTGTTACCCATAGGTAGAGGGCGGAACTGTCTCTCCATTTGGACGCCCTCATCGTATGGTTGACCCCGGACGCGGCGGAGGCGACAGATGTGTCAGCCCCCTTTTCGCGCCCGAGTTTCTTAATGTACCGACCCGTCCTTGAGACATGACCTCCGTTCTGGGCGATGTCCTCCTTGATGGAGTCGAGCGCGCTCTTCGTACGCTGGTTGATGAGCTCTCGCTCATACTGTGCGACCGAAGCGAACACGCCGAGAATCATCGTGTTCATCACGGGCATATCGACGAATCGTATCTGAATCCCCGTCCCGATGACCTTGAATGTGAACTCCACATCACGGGCGAGACGGTCAAGTTTCGCGATAACGAGCGTGCAGTCGTGGACCTTGCAGAAATCTATCGCGTTCCAGAGACCGGGACGCGTACGAGACTTGCCAGATTCCACATCCTGGAACTCCTTCACGAGTGAGCCTCCCTCCTTTTCAATGAGTTCAGTGCACATACGCCGCTGGGCGTCGAGGCCAAGTCCGCTCGACCCCTGGCGCTTCGTGGATACGCGAAGGTAAATTACGAATTTCTGCTTGTCCATACTCTATCTCTTTTCGTTCCAGAGTTCAGGAATGAACGCTATCGCGCAGAGGATGTAGTAAAAGAGATACACCATCGCAATTAGCCATTGAGTGCGTTCACGTCAGCACGAATCTTCGCGACGAGAGCGATTGCCTGCTCTTCGGTGTCTTGCCCGTAGAAATCGTATGAATGGACCAGCGAGTTGTCGTAGAAGACTGCGACATTGATTGAGATGTACGACTCGTCGTCCCAGTTATGGACGTACGCGTCGAGATGGAATGAATAGCCCTTCTTGAGGGCGACGGGCTGGATTTCCTGCACCTTGGCAAGAATTCCGCACATAATTGTGTCAGAGAGATACTGCATTGCTTGTGTTGTTTGTAATAAGTGTTACTTGCAAGAAATATGCCTATTAGAAGATTTTGAGCCAATAGTCGTCCGACGAGAGCCACCCGGAGTGGCTTCCGTTGAACTCCTCCTCAAATTCTTCCGATGTGTACGCGCCGATGTAATCGCGATCGTTAAGGTTGTCGTCGATGGCGATGTCCATCTCGCGGGCCACCTCGTCGATGATTTCCTGCTTGGACTTCTCGTAGAGTCCGTTGATTCCCTCCCAATCTTCGGGGAGCAAATCCCATCTGCCTACATAGATTGTCATTACCAACCGATTTCATCGGACGCCTCCTTCGCCCCGTGCTTGAGTTGGAAATAGATGTCGACATATCTGTCGCGCTCCGCACCCTCGCAGCAGAGGATTCCCTGCTCGTAGAAATCCATCGCAGCCTTGCGGTCCCATTGCTTCGTCTTGCCGTAGCAGGTCACCACGACAAGGTCAATTTGCTTTCGTGCCATATCCGTTTACCACTCCTCCGGTAAAATATTGTCTTCAACAACCTTGATTCCGTAGTGGTCGAGCGTGTCCTTGAAGACAGCCAGGAGCATCTCGCCACCGTCGAATTTCACATCGACAACCGCATTCCGATAGTGGTCTCCGTTCCGTGTGATGCGGATGCGGAGACCATTAGCCAGGTACTCTGCGGAGACGACAGTGTCGTCCTTGATTCTCTTCTTGAGCTCCATACTACTCGTCCTCCCCGGTGAGTTCTTCCCAATTGTTCTGGATTTTTACGAGCATCTCGTAGAGGTCAAACTCGCTGACCTCTCCGTCTTCGCCCGTCTCATAGTCGGTGAGAAGGTGGCACATCTCATCGTAGAGATTGTTTTTCTGCATCCGTGTCATACCTCGTCGTCTTCGTTAACAGCCATATCCATAAAACGCCTGGCTTTCTTCAGAGCCTCCGCCTTGTCCTTCGCAAGGATGTCGTGAACCTCCACTGTAGCCGTACCGAACCGCCAATAGGCGGCGTAGTAGGTCTTGCCTCCGCGTGTCTTGGTATACTCCTCGATGAACATACGCTACGCCTCCGCAAGTCCGATGAAATCCACGCAAGTGAAGCACCGCCACGCTCCGTTCTCCACATCGAAGAACCTCACTATAGACGCCGGCTCCGGCTTACTCTCCCCTTTCGGCGTCCAGAGCGTGCCGTCCTCTTGCTTCATCAGCGAACGGCACAGCGTGCCGACCGCATCACGGATAGAACCGTCTTTCTTCTTGAACTGGAACTTGACGGCCTGCTCCAACATCTTGGACTGGAGGAGCATAATTTCGTCGGCCTTGAATCCGTCAACGCCGAGCTGGATGAGTTGATCTTTCGTTTTCATTGCTTTTGCTGTTGAGTGATTACCTTTCCAGCGCCTTCAGCTGGTCTTTGAGTTCTTCTATGTGTTTGCGAATGGAGGACGCACTCTCGTACACCCGCCAGCCCTTGAGCGTGCCGTTGTACATAGCGGCACGCTGAAGGTTGAAGAAATTTACGCCGACAAAAGCGGCGGCTCCGTTGATGCTGTCGAAATCCTTGCGCTCGCCAGTCCCTTCGTTGATGAGGACGACGGCCCTCTTCTTGTAGTTGCTTTTCACGATTTTCTCTTGATTAAGTTGATGTATTCATACCACTGCCTAACGGTGTCAAAGATAATGTTCTCGCCGTCGATGACAGACCTATAGCCCCCAGCCGGTCTGTCGTAGAGGGTGTAACCCTCGTAGACCATCAGAGCCATTCCGACAAGGTATCGATCGCCTCTTCGACCGCCTCTGCGGCACCCTCAAGCGCGGAGATTGCCTCCTCCGACTCTTCGTACCTTTCCGTACCCTGGAGGCTTTCTGGGGTATTGTCGAGTGCCTCCTGCTCTTCGTCCAGAATCATCTGGATGTCGTCGCGTGCGTCAGACAACTTGGCACACGCCTTCTCAATCGCTTTCCTTCTTGCTTTGTTCATTGCTTTTGTTTTTAATGATTATACATACGAGCACCGCCACGTTCAAGAGTAGCGGACACTCAAACGAACGCCACGCGTCGTGCACGGCTATCAGCGCCAGGAACGGCACGAATGTCAACAAGTATTTCATATCTACCGACCTGCGAGTTTGCGGAGTTCTGCCTTGATGCGTTTCGCTGTTTCGCCACGCCATCCGCCCGCGTTGGCGAGGAAATAAAAGACGATTGATCTCGCGGAGTCGTATCCGTAGAAATCCTCAATCGTGTCCAGAAAGTTCATCGCGCCGAGATACGGAAATGCGGGGTGGTTTGGACCCATCCCTTTCCAATCTCGCTGAATCTCGAAGGCGATTTTCCGAAGTGTTCTCATTTTTGCCATCGCTTTTTCTCTATCAAAAATTATACCAATGTTTATAGTATGACAACTTGTCAGTGTGCCTCAAATAGGATTGTGTCTCCCGGGCCAGCCGACCAACAGCCTCCGTGAACCATCGCACAAGCGGAGCAATCACCCTCGCACATATGGACGCTGTCGGTGCAATGCGAACCCCTCGTGCCGTCAGGCCACAGAGGGCTACTAACGGGAAGGTTGTACGGGTTGTCGAACTCCGCACCACGCCAGTCACTGAAGATGATGTGGAGGTTATTCGGCATTGCATCAAGCCCACCTGCATAACCGATGAACTCATTTACGATGTCGTACATCTTCGTGAAGGCAAGGAACTCACAGGTAGGCGTTCTCTTCGCTATACCGACCATATTAAGAAAATAACTGAAATCCTTGATGTCGCCGCCAATGTGGTAACGGAAGAACCGCAGATATTTTACGGCCTTTTCAATCTCTAGCCAATACTTATCAGAGGCATTCTGATAGATGGCGCTGTTGTTTGCCCTCGCCCATTGTACCGTCTTATGGAAGCAAACATTTCGCACATCGTAGCACCCGGTCGCGCAGATTTTGCAGTTTCCACAGTCGGCCACGGGAATCAAACTTACGGACGGCACCAGGGCTCCAGTTTTGCGGTTTCCGTAACTTATCTTAATGTGGGATGATTCAACATCTACCTGGTCTCGCTTGTCGAGCATCTGCCTCACTCTGTTTGAAACAGAGTCAGCACCAAACTCCACGTAGAAGTGTTTGAAACCTGTCTTCTGCATAGATTCTTTGATTAATGATACATTCTCCAGTTCGGTCCCTTTTTGAGGCCTACCACGAGAGTTCCGTCGTCGGAATAGGAGCAACCCTCCACGAAATACACATCGCAGTCAGCCAAGATAGTCATAGTCTGTTCGTATTAATTGTTATGATTAACTTTTCGTACTCTTCAGCGGTAATCCGACGCGACGAATAGCCGTCAACCATCCGTAGAACGCGCTCCTTATAAGTGTCCCCAACCGCAGAGGTCTTTTCCTCGACGGTAATTGCGACCATTTGGTCGAGATTGTAAATGCACTCTCCGAGTCTGATGTAATTAGCCATACTACCAGTTGTTTCTCATTGGATCATTGACGCACCAATGATACCGCCGTGCGTCTTCAGCGGCCTCGTCCGTAGCCTCCTCGGCGTAGGCAACCCGAACTCCCTTGAAATATGGGTCAGCCATCGCCTCACGGGCCGAGTGAGCGAAAATGTAGGTGAACTCCTTCTCGTGGTCTCCGTGCAAATTCGGATACCAATAAACCTCAAATACTTTCATTGCTCGTTTGTTTTATGCGTTGTCACAAAGGAACTGCGCCAGAGTGCCACGGATATCGTACCCCTCCGCCGCAAGGTCATCGGCCATCCTCAATGCCTTTCCCCATAAGTGCCAGGCTTCGCCAGTGTACATCGGGCGAAGCTCATCGTCTGGATGTGCCTTGCACCATTCCTCGTAAGAATCGTCGCTCCAGTTGTTAAGAACTTTCTGAAACTCCTCCGTGTAAAACGGTCCCTTCAGACCGAAATACTTTCGTAAGAATTGCTCCGTGTTCATAGTTACGCAACTCTAATAAGGAAAGCATCACGCTCCTCGATGACATCGCCGATGTGCATATCGTCGACCAGAAGCATCCGTTCCGTGTTCACGACGCTGTAGGCTTCATCCAGCGAGAAGCCGATATTCTCAAGTTCGTCATAGGTTACCCTCGTGACGGCGTATTTCCCGTCTTCGTTGTAGTTGACGGTGTTGATGCAGATGAAAACTCTGACATCGCCTTCAAAACATTGTGTCATTTCTCGTAAATTCTTTGAACGATTACCTCAACATAGTTACCCGTAGTTCCGTTCGCGTTCTGATAGCGGACGGATGATAGTTTGCCGGCGATGTGGATTTCATCGCCCTCCTTGATACGAGGATCCCTGCCCCAAGCGGAGCAGGGAAACCAAGTCGTATGCGTCATCACATTGCCGACTCCCGCGTTAGACTCGTCAATGCCTATCGTGAATTTCGTGACCGTGTTCCCGGAGCCGAAACTGCATTGGACGACCTCGCCGACTCTGCCGACAATGTCAACCTTGCTCCGATGCCTCATCAGTCGTCCTCCAGAACAGCCTTCATATTCACGACCTTCTCCGTCACGAACACCAACTTGTTGTTCTTGATGCGGTAGCCGAGATTGTAGAGATACTTAATCATCTCCCTCGGCTCAAAGTCGCTTAACTGCAACTTGCGGACGAGCTTGTCGGGAACCGTGGTCAGTTCCTTCGGCTGCTCCGCCTGCAACCTTTTTGCTTTGGACGGATTGGTAACGGACCAGCCCATCTGGCTGAACTTGACCATCACCGCGTTCTCGGTCCTTCCGAACATATCGGCGATTTCCTTGTAGGTTGCACCTTGCTTGCGCATCTCTCTCATCTGCTCAAGCTCTTCCTGCGTGTAGGGTTTTGCATTAGCACCCATAATCGTGTAGGTTTGAAGGTTAAACATTGCCACCATCGGTGGCGACTAATTTCAAAGAGTCGAGGTTGAACTCCACATCACATCCGTCGGTCGGGATGAATGTATCTCCGTTCACCTCAAATCCGTTTTTCTTGATTGCGTTGACGAGGGCATCCGTGTCCCCGTTCATAATCTTCACGAACTCGTCGTAGTCGGCGGAAACGAAACCGCCGATGCGAATCCAAATCTTGCTATTCATCACAGTCTTATTTTTGCTATAGCCTCTAAAGCCATTGCGTTTCAGTTTTCACATAGTGAACCGCGTCGGCGAGAATCCTCTCCAACGCATCATCATCATAGTCCCACGACTCGTCGCACCTTGCGAAAAGGTCAAAGAGCACGCGGTCTTCGCAGTCGGTCGCATACTGATACCGCTCAAGGTAGTTCATTACATCCTCAAGCAGGAAATTCACATCGTAACCGCCGGCGTTGTAGCGGTCAATAAGCGACAACGCCTCCTTGCCGTCAGTCATCCTCTTCCTTGTAAGGCAGAGCCATCTCAATAGCGTCCCAGTCAATCATGCCCTCCGGGAGTAACTCCAATTCGTCAAGGTACACAGTGATAATCCCCCACGAATCTCTTGCCTCGATAGCCGCTACGCTGTTTTCCCCGCAGAACCCGACGACGATGGAGCGGACATCAAAGACAGTCGGCAGGTTGCACCCGAAGATGCCAACCTGCCTCTCGTCCTCGTAGTGCTTGAACTCAAACCCGTGAGCCGTCGCACACTCTTCCAAAGCCTCAATCAGTCTGTTCATTTCCCGAGAATTTTCAAGTCATTGACCATAACCTCCCAGCCGTTGACCTCCTTGCCGTCGCTACCCGTGAATTTCCACATCCTCACGCGACCCGACAAGTGCACGCAGTCGCCTTTCTCCATATCCACGGCACTCGGCGTCTTGTCAGCCCACGCCGTGCAGTTGAACCAGGTGCAGTCAACGACCGTGCACCCACCTTTGTCACGGTAGCAATATTCGGTCATCACGGAGAACCGAACGACCTCGGTGTCCCCGACCTTCGTGGCGTGGACACTCCCGACCACGCCACGCAACTCAATCTTGTTCAGAAAATCCATCGCTTAATCGCTTACTTTGTCAAGTTCGCCGACCGCCCAGAACACATCCTCCGGGTCAATCTCGTCGGCATCGATATCGTTATCGAAGGCGTAGTCCTCAATAACATTGAGGATTTCGTCGTGAAGGCTGCTCGCCATATAGAGAGGGCATCGCCACACATCTATATTGTAGAGGGCGATGCTCTCCTTCTCTTCCCATAGGGGAATGGTATTCACGCATATCTGCGCGATCTCCAAAAGCACTTTCTCGTTGTCCATAATCAGAACTTTTCATCGTCGTCGGACGCCTTTGCTATCTCGACCTCCCAGTCGGTGAGTGCGTATCCGACAACCTCGTTAATGTCAATGTCCTTCAGCTCGGGGAAATACATCTTGATGTACTCGCAGAGACTCGCCTCGTCAATTCCCGGCGTCTCGCAGATCATGTCGTAGGCCATAAAGTACGCCTCCTCGTACAGCGTGTCGTAGTCCCGACCCGTAGTCTTTCCGTAGTAATTGGTCGTGTACTTACCGAACCCAGTGTAGTTGCCACCCTTGTAGTAGCCGGCCCACTTGTCCTCATCGTACTCGTGAGGATACACATCGGTCACATTCTCTATGATCCACTGCACGAAATTGAGGCAGTTCTCCAACTCGCTCCATTTCGTGTACTCCTCGTCCGTGTGCGGTCGGTAGTAACCGCAACTCATATTCACGCAACTGACTTTCAGTCCGTTCTCCTTGAGCGTCATCACATCCGTGAGCATCCCCTCCGTCTCCTTGTAGCCGAACCGCTCTGGCTGAAGGGCCGCCACGAACTCCTTGCTGCACAACTCGCACAAGCAAGCGTTCGTGATGAGGTCGCCTCCGTTCTTGCGGTCGCACTGGATCACCCATCGGCAGTCAGTGAAGAACTCCATATCGGCATCGCTGCTCCCGACGCATCCGATTTCCTCGCCCATAAAGAACGCGGCCTTCATCACATCGTATTTCTTCAAGCAACGCAACGC